CTCCTTTAAAAAAACTACTACCTAAAAGCAGCCGTTTTTTTCGCTATACGTTTAGGTTGTTTAACAAACTGCTTACCTGCGGCTTTTCCTTTTCTTTTCGCCCGCGTTGTTGCCGCATACTCAGCAGAGGATAAAGAGCTAATTGCTGCTTCGGGTAAATAACGCTCGCCTGTAATGGAAGATTTCTTACCACTTTTGGTCCTCCATTTCTGCGCCCCCCAATCTTTAAGGCTTTGTTGTGGAGCTTTCACTTGTAGCCACCACCAGCAGCTTTGTACTTCTTGGCGACTAGCTGAGCCTTACGGGCCGACCATTGGCCTGCACCCGTGCCATGTGTGGCGGCAGCTTTTACTTGGTTAAAGATCCTCTTGCGTAGCTCTGGCTTTGTGTAGTTACCAGATTGATTAACGCGAGATTCTCCACCCTCCTTGAACCCTGTTGTTTTTGCTGCTTTAACAAAATCACTTTTTTTGGGAGCGCCCTTACTACCAACCTTGCGCATCTTCTCGCCCGAACCAGCCGCGATACGCTTGCGCTTGGCTTGAATGTTGGCATAAAGGCCCGGTTTGGCAGCCATCATCTACCCCTTTTGAATAAGCCGGTCAATTTTCTCTTCAAGGCGGTTAAACCTTGCATCAATGTGTTCAGTAATCCGTTGAACTTCTTCTTTAGTAACGTGATCACGAGCTACCTCCACACGAGTATCGTTAAGCCTTTGTTCAAGCTGTTCTAATTTTTTGAATTTTTCTTGTGCCATATAACTAATCAGCGCAAAAAATGCCGCTGCCAAAGTAAGAACTCCGTTCCAGAAAAAGTTAATTAGTTCCATTTAACACTTCCACCGTTTTCTAGCCTGTCGAATGCGGCTATTGGGATCTTTTGCGGCCTCTGGAAATTTCTTCATCTGGCCTAGTGAACGAGCACAGAAAGACTTTCGCCTAGCAGCACGTTTGCCTGTAGGTTTATCTTCTGTAACAGCGGTTGAAAGTTTAGAACCGGGATTGGCACGACGGTAGGCCTTAACACCCTTTTCCGTCATGCCCGCCCCCGCCTTGGTGGGCCGGAAATTACCCGACTTAACCGAGGTCTTGATACCCATGCCCTTGGAAGCCATTGCTTATGCCAAGAAGACTGTCATGTTTGCAAAAGTGGCTACTGTGTACTTCAGGTAGGAGCCATTTTCAGATCGTATTCCTTCCTCGGGGATGTGAATGCTGTCCACCGAGGTGGCTGAATTAACTGTCCCAAACTTAAACACAGAACTTCCAGCGGCAGAACCTTTTACAAAGTCCATTGTTCCAGCAGTGCCTGAAAAGACAACATAAATGCCTTTAATACGGATGGATCCAGCAAACACAACATCCAAGGCATTTGCGTTCATGCCAACAGTTACGTTGTTTGCACTTGTTGAACCACTTATTGCAACCTGCGTTACGGTTTTAAAATAGCCTGTGGTGGTCACAGTGTTGTTATTAACACCTGTAACGACCTCAACCAGCGCACTGCCGTTAATGTCGGTGCCTGTAATCGTAAAAGTCAACGTAGCTAAATTGGCTGTACTCGCCACCGTAATCTGCCGAGCGGCAGAAAAAGTAGCTACGCCACCCGAAGCTTTAGCGCCGTTAATGGTTAAATTACCTGCTCCTGCAGCAGCCTGCGTCTGACAAACACCGTCAGCATCCAGCGCGTCTGTGTCTGCTGTTAGGAAGCGGGCTACAATGTTTGACATGCCCATGGCATTTCTCCTTCGCTGTAAGGGGGCCGAAGCCCCCTATACATTACGATGCGTCCGCAAACACACCACCAGTGCTGTCCGTTACAGCCACGGTCGAGTTAGCGACCTTAATCAGATCCCCAGCTGCACCGTAATCAGTGATGTTGTTTCGTACGCAATTGCTAAAGAGAACCACTCCATTTTGATTTGCATTTCCCACCGCAGCCACAGTCATTGTGGTCTCGCCCGTGATGTTCTGTGCATTGATCAAAGTAGAGTTCTGGAAAAGCGCCCAACGGCCCAGAGAACTTGCAGCGTTTGCATCAACAGCAAGAACACCCGCGTTCGTTGCATAAATCGGGAAGAGGCAGCCATTAAACGTATTACGGGCCGTTTCCGAACGAAGACGAACATTCGCATTGGCCACAGTACGAGGAATCGTATCTACCCCAAAAGTGCAGGTCTCGAACAAGTGCTCACCACCACCCGTCAACAGAAGGCAGGCACTGCCCGTTTCATCAGCGGAGAAAGTTGCATTACCCATGCCAGCAAAATGCACATTGCTGTAGTAGTTGCGCTCGCCTTTGTCTTCCCAGGCCACAACAGCAGCCGACTCGGCAAAACCTTCAAAAATTTGAATGTTGGCAAACATACAGCCATCGCCCGTAACCTCTACCATCGGAGTAAAAGCAGTAGTCGGGGCTGATGCCGCATGAGAAATGCGGGCGCGTTGAGAAATATTGACCGGGGAACAGATACCAACAAGGTGCGTTGCGTCTTTGTTCCACTCAAGCTTGGCAGTTAGTCTGGCAGTGCCGGAAGCCTGCCCATTACCAATCAAGAACACAACATCATTTTTGCCAGAAGAACACTTGTCCAAAGCAGCAGGCAAGGTCTTCAAAGACTGCGCAGGACTCAACCCCGTGTTGCCATCAGCACCAGTGGCCGGATTGACATAGAAGTAGGTTCCCGTAAAAGGGATCATCCCGCCAAAAGCAGGACCAATGAAACCGCCAGGAGAAACCACTGGGCCAGAAAAAGTAGTCGTACCCATCGAACTTCCTTTCGTGTAGTAGCACTTACCCGCGCTGTCTCTACTAAGTCTGCCAAGCCAGTCAGCACGGGTGGGGGTCTTGGAATAACTACAAAATACACTAAAAAGAAAAGGGGCACAAGGCCCCTTTTCTTACTTCACTAGGCTGCTCCGGGAGATCCGAAGACTCCACGGGGATCGCTGAAGCCAAACGAATAGCGTTCGCGAGCCTTGTAACGCACGTTGCCGGTGTCGAAGTCGCCCTCAAAACCAGTCTTCATGCTTACACGCTGGAACATCTTCATGCCATTAGGAGCATCGGTCATGATGAAGAAGGCCTCAGGGTCGGTCAGGTAATGGTTAACCCGATAACCCTGGGGGATCATCCCCATGTTCTTGATCGCGTTGATGTCGTTGTCTGCCGTACCAACACGCAGCGTGGACTTCATGATGCGATCTGCCGTGAACTGAAGCTCCTTGGGGATGATCAGCTTGATACCCTGAACCGCGATCTTCAGTCCGCGCTCATCAGTGAATGCGGAGATGTCGATCAAGGCCTGCTCAAGGGAGGTCTCGCTGAGGTCAGCCGGGGTGGAGAGCTCGTTTTTGAGGACCGGGCCAGACAGGGTCGGGTGGTCATCAGCACACAGCGGCTTGCCGTCGCCACCGATAGAGGTGGTGAAAGCGCCGTTGAGGATCGCGGCGGCCTTGATCTGCTTGGTGTTGGCCATGGAACGGGCAAGAGCCTTGGTATAACGAGCAGCCAGGGAGGCGTACAGGTTATCTTCCACAGCCTCTTCCGTCAGGGAGAAGGCCAGAGCGATGGTCTCGTGTGTGTAACGAGCGGTATAGACCTCTTGCGCTTGGTCATAGGCGACACCAGCGCCTTCGGTCTTCACCGGAGCGGAGTCAAAGCCGGAGAGCATTACTTCCTCTTCAAACGCGCGATCCGAGGTCTCAATTGCATAGATCTGGGTGTGCTCGTTTTCGTAGTTTTTGTACTCAAGGCCAAACAGAGCATTGAGCCCTGGCTCAAGCTCTTGTACTAGTTGGGAACGTGAAATAGCCATTTGTCAGACTCCTTACGATGCAACGCCAGCTACACCGCCGCTGCTGTAGCTATGGTTGTTGATTTTAACAACAAGCTGAGCAAAAGCACCCAACGTGTTACCCGGTTTTGCGTAAAGACCAACGATTTTTAGATTTCTACCGGCAGTGGTGTCTGGAGCACCAGTAGTAGTCATGCCTGATAGGCCCGTGGTCGTGTTGCCTGTTCCTGCCGTAATGTTGACGTTCTCGCCGATGTCAGCTTGAACAATCACTTGGCTGTTGGCCTGAATTAAGAACAGTTGACTGGGGTCATCAATAATATCTGCCTGCAGATCTTCGGTGAAGGCAGCGTTGGCAATAAACTTGTTTGAAAAAGTTGGTTTGCCGGTAACAGGATCATCATAGAAAACGCCGTTGAACACGCCCACAGCAGCCTCACCAGCAACTGCCAATTGAACGTATCCACCTACGATACGTACCAAATCACCCTGAAAGAGGTTTGTACCGTAGTCTTCCTTAATCAAATACCCATACTGCTTTTGCGCTCCCGTGGCAGAGAGGTTGCCTAGAGGGCGCAGTCCAAACGGATTGTTGGAATTTGCCATTTTGAAAGTCCTTTAAAAGATTAAGAGTCGGCCATTGGGCCACCAAAAGTCACCTTCGATTGCCGCACTGGCTTGTCAATACGCATGCTGTTGTGAGCATTTGTCTTCATCAAGTCATTATCGGCTGCCGTAACTTGGTCCTGTGCCCTGCTGCGGTAATACGCGTTGCGCTCTTCAGCTGTCTCAATGGGGATACGAGCAAGAACCATGCCGCCAACAGAGATGATCCCTGCGTAACGGCCGTCTTCTACCGAGGGTACGGGGAAGTCTGGGTACTCATCAGATCGAACCAACTCATAGCCCTCGCGGATTTTCCCGGAGATGTTGATTCGGTCTTCTTGACCACCTGCTTCCATCCTTAGCCAACGGTGCTTGTATCCTGGAGGCGGCTCAGGCGCATCCAGACGAGAAGGCGGGGCCCATGGTTTACGGCGCGAAGTAGTTTCGCGAGTCTCAGAAGCGCGGGTCACGCGCTTGATTTCAGGTATTTTACCAATGGAGTCCATTTTCATTCCTTCACGTATTTGGCGTATTCCTCAAGAGGAACACCTAGTTTTTTGGCAATCGCTACCTGACTCGGCGAGAGCCGGACAGTGCGGCGCGCATTGTTGACACCGGAAGACCGGTTAGCAGGTGCTACCGCCTGCGCGGGGCGCGGTGACCTGGAGTTCTGGGCAGACTGAGAAAATTTCTGTGGAAAAGTCTCCCTAAGTCTGCGATTTAGCTCATCATAATACTCGTCTGACTGGGGGTCAAGCCGTTCTTCTTGAATAAGTTGACGGTGAATGCCCCATGCGGTGTGCGTCATGACCGTGTCCTTGCCAAACCAAGCATTGTCCTCGGCCCATTGTTCTGCCTTGGGGTCAAGCCGAGCGGGCTGCCGAGCCTGCACTTGTGGCTGGGCAACAGGCACTTGGACCGGGGGCGCTTCGGCTTGGTGTCGGCTAAAGGACTCGTAGTTTTGGATCTGCCGTTGCTCTACAGCCAACTGGGCAAGAC